TAATGGTTTTGTCCATTTGTTAGTTTTTAAACCAAATTTTTCCCCATAATCAGACCATTTTTTTGCCAATTCATCATCCATGGTTGTTAAAGATATAGAGTGGGAGCTTCCATCTCCAAGCCAAAGGCCTAAAATATAAGGGTCTACAATCAGCTCTTTATGATTATGCTTAAAATCTACAGCTTTTGTTTTATATCCTTTGTTTCTTATTTTAAAACTTTCAGATTTTTTTAAGTATTCTTTTACTGAAATATTTACTATTTCTTTTGTATCTGTATTTTTTAAAGAAATTACATGGTTACTGTTGACCGTATAGCAATCTCCTTTTGTATTAACTACTCTATACATTTCATCCTTACCAGAATGTAACATTAAAACCTTGCGAGGTTTTGAATCTGGCCCCATTAACAAATCACCAACTTTTACATTTTTAGCTTTTTTAACTGAGCCATCGTACATTAATACACCTTGATTTGGACCTAGACATTTACCCATGCCCGGTTGTGAGTAGAGTAAAATTGACCGTTTAGGGTCTTTATTGTATTTTTTGTAAATATCTAATTTATCAAAGAAAAGTTTAGACTCTTTTTTAATAAGTTGAGTATTACTGGCCGACTCAAGAAGGTCATGGGTTTTAAGTTCAAATTTTTTAGTTCTTAAACCAACTGAAGTATTTACCAAAGTCCAAATACCCGGTTTAATAGTAAATTTTTCTTTATCTTGCTCTTCTTCAGCATATTCAAATTGAACAATATGAGTTTCTGTTTGAATACAAAGGTCAGACTCAGGAAGTTCTTTGACAGTACCGTCATTTAGGTCTTCAAGCTTCGTTCTTTGTAATAATTTAAACTTTCCTTCTTCTGACATTAATTTCTCCTAATATTCTTCAAATTTGTATTTTCTTTTATGTATGCCTTTTCTTTTAGAAAACATTTTTCCATCACGATATTCTCCGTCAATTTCGGCATTTTTCCAAGAAAAACAATCACTTTGCTTGGAAATTCTAAAAGATTGCTCACCCTCAAATTCAAAGTCAGCATCTTCGCCAAAGGCATAGTAAACCTCGACATCTTCTCTTTTTTCTTGTTTTTTAAGATAGCTTGCCATATTAGTCCCATAGGTTGTTAGTTTTTTTCTTCACCACTTTCTTCTCTACTTTAACAGGCTTTTCTTCTTTTGTCAATTCTTTAGCTCTCCAAACATCAGGACCATCACTTACATCACATTCTTTGTTAGGGCAAAACGGCCCAATTCCGGGTGCATTTTGCAACATTGAAGGGCAGTCAGGATTTGGACATTCTTCTGGTTCATACTTTGTTTCGGGTTCTTTTATGTAGCTTTCACCTTTTTCTTCAATTGGCCCCATTGGAGCGTTTAACCATTCTTTGTCTTCTTCTGTAAGCTCTACCGGTCCAATATCTTCCCAATTTGGCTTTTGTTCATTTATCTTCCTTCTTTCTTTTTTGGGTAATTTATTACTCATTATAGACCTAATTTCATCCATTTGAGCATCGTACTCATCAATACGAAGGCGACATAGCTCCTGCTCATAAAACAGCTCTACAAGTCTAATTTCAAGCTCTGTGGGCGGTTTATCACCCCTATCTGCCAGATATTCTTTAGTGCAAGGCACTGATTTTGCCCAGTTTTGCTTATCTGAACCTATGGTGAATTTTGAATTTGCTGGTTTGTTTGTGAATATACAGTTTCTTTTCATGTGTACATAATATCATATGTGTAAAAAAAAACAAGTTAAAGTTCCCACTTTCTATGTCCATAATCATATATTTTATATAAAGGCCTAGAATGCCCCAAGAATTTTTCGCTAAATACACCGCCTTCTGCTTGCGCTTTTTCCGTTGGATATTTTACAATCACTTCCGGGCTATTTATTCTGCGACATTTAAAACAAAAAAAGGGAACAAAAAGTTCCCTTTTTTTAAAAAAATATGTAAAGTATTGAAATTATGGAAGTGAAGTTGCCCCATCACTTTCATCTTGCTGTCCAGACTCATCACTCAAAACAGTTCCAATATACGATATGTTGAATCTTGTAGTGCCTTTTGCCTGTTGAGCTTCACCCCAATTTGAAGGCACACAGTTTTTAACAATCATAATGTTAGCACCAGTTTGCCTATCTTCAACTTCAAGCTGAACATTTTCAAAATTTAAAAGGTCTTGAAGTTTTGGAGCTGCTGGAAGAACATGAACACCTTGGTCAATAATTCTAAACCCAGAACAAGACACTTGAACAGCTTCATAACTAGTGATTGAAATTTCATCTGGTGAATATCTACCTAACAAATGGATAGGCTCAGTTCCAATATTAGCACCATACTGGCAAGAATCAAAAAGACCAACGATCTGACCGCCAACTCTAACTTTTGCTCTTGCTCCGTTCATTGTTCTACTCATATTATTTTCTCCTTATTTTTTAATTATGCACTTGCACTTGATTGAATCTGGCTAAGTTCAAGTTGAATTGGGATAAACAAGATTGCAGTAGCAAGTTTAGCCTCAAGTTTAACCTCAGCAATTGGGCCATTAATATTAATTTTAAGATTTTTAAATCCAAGTGGGGCATCGTCAGAAGCACCAGTAATTTTAAGCCTTTTATACACTTCCATTACTTTAGAAATATGCCCAGCCATACTAGCAGCAGTAATATCAGCAAGTGATTTACCAACTGCAAATCTTTCAAGAGATTCAGCAAGTTGAATGGCAAGAACATCAGACATATAAACCGCTTGAAGTGAATTATAAACAAAATTAGTATCAAATCCATAAGTAGTTTGATCTACAACAAATTTGTTACCAGCAGTTTCAGCTTGCAAAAACATTAAACCAGCATCAATCGCATCCTCAACAGAACCCGGATTACCAGAATCAAACCCAGCAGGGTCTTTAAAACTAATTACATTAGCAAACTTATTAGTTAAAGACTTGTAAAAACCAGCCGATTGCATACCTGTTGCAATAGCCGCAGTATGCCATGGTTGAAATTCTACAACATTTCCAAGTGCATCAACTTGACTTGTTTTTTGAAAACAAACAATTGATCTAAAAGAAGACAGGCTTTGCGAGTGAGCTTTAACATCAGCATAACTAGCATCTTTACTAAGCATTGCAATTCTGTTTCTTTTTAGCTTAACTGTTGACATAGCAAGTACATGAGACTTAACAGCAAAGTTAACAGCATCAATTGTGTATGTTGAACTACTGTCGGTAAGACCGTCAGCAATATCATCGGCAGCATCTCTTGAAAAAAGAGGTAGTACAAAATTTACTTTAATACCTTCAAGAGCTGGTATTGCATTTACAATGTCGGCAGCAGTAGTAGCACCCTTAGTACCGCCTGCGAGATACTTAGCTTGAGCTGTTTCAGCAGGAAGCCCAGCACCTACAGCAAATTCAAAGTCAACTACAGAACTTTCAGAAAGTTTAAGGGCAAAATTGTAAGCAGCTTTTTTAACTCTTCCCGGCTCACTTCCTTCTGAAGAAGCAATTCCTATAGCAGAAACTTCATCAAGCCTAAGTGGGCTTAGATTGTTAGAAGCTGCAATAGAACTTGCAGAATATCCAGTTTGCGAACTAATAAAAGAAGCAAGGTCAGACATTGTAGTGTATTCACTAAGATTAATTGATAAATTAGAACCAGAGCCACCAACTACAGTAGTAGAAAGAACGCCACTAGAAATATCAAGTGTTGCACTTGTCCCATCATAACCAACAGTAATAGCAACCTCAGCTTCTACTGCAAAAGATTCGTTGGTATTTGTATCTTGTCTTTTTACACTTAATTCAATTTCTGGCTCTTGAGATGATACAACAAGCTCTTCTGAAAAACCAATTACAGAAAGGTCCCCTGCAACTGCATCAATTAATTCAAAACTTTTTCCAAAACCTTTTTTGTTTGCTAATAAATCTATTTTTGAACTTATTATTAAAGAATTTGAATCTAAATTAGCTTCACATTTTAAACCAGTAGGTAGTAAACTATTAATTTCACTAGCAATTTCAGATATATTTGAATGTCCACCAATTCCTAATTGAATTGTTTGGGCAGCTTTACCATTTTCTCTAATTGCAAAAGTTAAACCATCGTAAATGGATGGGTCACTAAAAGAAAGAGAAGAACTTTCTTTAAAAGGCCCTACTTCATTTTCAACTTGTGTTACTTGATAATAATATTTATTACCATCAACACCATAATTTGAACTTTCTAACAATCCGTAACTTTCTCTTACTAATAATGTTTTTTCATCCTGATAATTTGAGGCAATAATACCTAATTTTTGAACTAAAATTTCAACCGAATCAACAATTGCTGCTGAATTAGTTCCTATTACGGTTGTTAAAATTTCTTCAGATGGATCATTAGGTCCAACGCTTGATATTAAACTTAATTGACATTCAACTCTATCTAGTTCAGGGTGAATATTTGCATCTGGTTCAGTTCCAACATAGAATAAATGTTTTTTATTCCTATCAAACGGCTCTATTGGAGTGTAAACTTGTCTAGACCTATACCAACTTCCTGCATCATTTCCATCATTTTGTTTAATTGTATAATATGCTAAATGAAAATTATCTGTAGAATCTGATCTAACTTCTGCTACAGCATATAAACTGCTCAAATCACCAACTGTTACAGCTATAGCATCACTATCGGCATAAAAATACCAATTAATTTTATTAAAACCGCCATCTCCATCATTTTTATAATACCACCCTTCATCACCTTGAGGGTCTTTTTTTGGAGTAGCTGCATCAGCATATACTGTTACGTCATCTTCAAAAAAATAACCACTAACAGAGGATGGATATACTTGTAATTCAGATTTAGCTTTAGTACCACTATTAGTTTTAACAACATAAACTTTCCCTACCGAACCGGTAATTTCTGTATCGTTACTAGGAGAAACCAAAGCTCTCATAGCGTCAACAATTGGTCCTCTAAGATACTTAGCAGAAACTCTGTCAAGCTGAGTGGGTGTAAAAAAGTTGTCCTTTAATGTTTCTTGAGTGTAGTCTGCACCACCCTCTGCTTCACCAATAATAACAATATCTCCAGTACTGGTAATTCCAACTGGTGTAGACTTAACTGTTACTTCTGGATAGGCACCGGGAATGTTTGTATTGACAAAACTCGTCGAAAGTCTTTGAGCCATTTTTTTCTCCTTTATAATTAAATCTTATATCCAAAATGTTTAATGCCTTTATCAAATAATTCTTTTTTATCGTGTTTAATTGTTTTCAAATGAATCCAAACCACTTCTTCTAAAGATTTATTTAGGCTTAATTTTTTACTAAGTTTTAGAAAATATTTTCTAAAATTTTCTCTTTCATCAGTTTTTTCTTCAGCTTTTTTCATTTCTTTAGCTAGAGCAATTCTTTTTTTTCTAGCTTTTTCAATTTTTTCAGCTTCAGTTTCGTTTTTTTTGCTTTTTTTTCTTTCTGCCATTTTACACCCCTTCTTTTTTTGAGGTTTTTTGTTTTTCCATATGTTTTTTTAGTTTTTCAATACTGCTATCTTCAGAACGTGCCAATCTTTCTTTAGAAGCGTTCAAAGCTTCGCCAGTAGTTCTTCTTGGTCCTCCAGCCGCTTCTCTTGCTTTTAAATTCTCAACTGTACCTAATGAACCCACAGGATTTCTACGTTGTTTTGCTGCTTCAATACCTTTTGTAGCCTGCTCTTTATTCCAATCTTTTACCGTTCTACCCATAGCAGGGAATTCTTTTTTTACTTGAGCATTAGTTAAAGGAGCTTTTCCTTGTTGTTTTCTGTTGTAATTTGCCTGCTCTACTACTCCGGGTTGATATTTAATACCCTCACCTCTATCAAAATCTTCTTTTGAAAAAGAGTGGTATTTTTTACCTCCAAAAGAAAAAGTATCCTTACCTTTACCGGCTAATCTTTGGTTTCTGTAATGCGTAAAAGCTTCTCCAAAATTTTTAAATTGTGGAGTTTGTCCTTTGGCTCCCGGTTTTGGCATTGCCCCTTTTCCTTCCATTAAAGATGATGACATCGGCTGTTTTGGCCTTTCTGCTTTAATATCTTGTACAGAATTAGGAAAAGGATTATCCGATTCTATTTTTTTTGGCGTTCCTAAATTAACAGGAGCTTGAATTCCCTTTTGAGTATCTTGAAAACTAGCTGGTTTTCCAATACTCATATTTTGTGGTTTAGCAGGAGCTTGAATTCCCTTACCACTTGCAAGATCACTGGCAGTATTAGCACCTTGCGCTACACCAATATCTTTTTGTGCTGCCATAGCATCTTTGTCAAATTTCTGTTGGTTATATTCCCCACCAGTTCTTCCTGTTATAAATCTGGCCAATGGCGCAGAACTTTGACCCCAATTAGAAGAACCTACTTTATTTCTAATCCCTCTAGCTAAAGGGGCATTACTCTGCATCCAATTCTTTTTTAAATCTTTTTTTTTAAGAAACTTAGAAAGTTTCTCTGATTTATAAACATCTTCAGATTTTGGAAGACTAGGTTTTTTCATTTTTTTCTGTTCAGAAATAACTTTTTTATGTTTTCTTTTTGCCCTTTCGATGTTTAACTCTTTATTTTCCGGCTTTCCACGTTTAGCTTCTCGAACTGCATCTCCAGCCTGAGAGGTTCCTTCTTGCAATGAACGCTTACCACCAGAATTTTTTACATTTACACCTTTGGGGGAATCGAATTCATCAACTTTTCTTTTAAATCTCGCAGATTGTTTTTGGGCAATTGTTTTGTCCTCATCAACTTTGGCTTTTTTCATTTCGCCACATTTTTCCATTTTAGATTTTGGTGAATTTTTCTTTTCATCATCAAAATCAATGCTTTTAATTTCTTTTACTTTGTTGTCAGAATCTTTTAGTTTTTTTTCTTTAATTTCACCTTTGCCAACAGTTGGTGTTGGAGTTGGGGTTGGGGTTGGAGGTGTTCCTAAAATAGAACCAAATCCTTTAGCCTGTTGAGCACCTGATCCTGAAAAAAGTGGTCGTGTTTCTTCTTTTGCCAATCTTTTATATTCTACTGAAAACATACCATCTTCAGACTTATAAACTCTCATTTCGCCACATTTATCCATTAAACCTTCGCTTTTAGGAAAATTTGACACATCTGAAATAGGTGGTTTATCTTGTTTGTTAGCTTGAGATTCTCTGTTAATAGAAGTTCTCTTTTCTGGCTCTACATTAACATCTTTTCCAGTGGCCGCTTTAATACCCTTTCTTTGACCTTCCGAAGAAGTTTTTGAAGGGTCTTTTTGATGCTGCCCCCATCCAGTTTGTTTTTGAGCTTCAGTTAATTCTCTTGACTTATCACCGTAATATTTTTCCCTACCTTTTTCTTTTTGGGTTGCAATATCTTTTCTTTCTTTTTTTCTTTGCTCAAATTTTTTCTTAGACTTTCTTTTACCTTCTTCTGCACTATCTCTTTTATTTTTTAGGTAATCGCCTTCTTTTAAATGAACACCTTTTTGCTTGGAGTCTTTTTCCCTCTTAGCCCTAATA